AGCTCTTTCGAGCTTGAAGGCGAAGGTCAAGGACGGCCCGCCTTCGGCGGAAGTCCTTGTGGTAGCGGAGCGCGGTTACAAGGCTCGTATCGTGACCAAATCCCCTTGGGAGCTGGTCATGCTCGGCCATGTTATCCGCGCCTGGCTCTTGAAAGGCATCCGACGTACGAAATGTGCGTCGGACACCCTCTCTGGCTTCCACCACGATGCCGTGGTGGAGGCCCTGAGTGGGCGTCGGAAACTAGACGGCCGGGTGATCTTGTCTTCGGACTTGACCACCGCAACCGACTACTTCCCGATGGACTTTACAAGAGCCATTATGGGGGGTCTGCTATCTACGGACGCCGAGACGCCGTCTTGGTTTCCGTACATCGCAGACCTCCTAACAGGCCCCCAACTCCTCCGTTATGTGAAGTCTCAACACAATCCGGAGGAGTCGGTGGTCTGTTCCACGAGGGGCATCCTTATGGGTCTTCCTACAACTTGGTGCCTTCTGTCGATCGCCCAGATGTTCTGGGCTGCCGACAGTTGGGCCAAGTTTTGGGACTCAAGGATGCTCCCCGTGGCACCATTGAGCCGTGGACTTCGTGGCTCCATACCGTCGACCGCAATTTGCGGAGATGACCTAGTCGGTTTCTGGCCGGAGGCCGTTGCCGACTATTATGATCATCTCTTAGTCGACGATCTGGGCATGAAGCTTTCAAAAGGCAAACATGTGAGGTCCTATAGATACGCTCTGTTCACGGAGTGTATCTATCGGATCCGCATCCTTGCCCCTCATTTTGAGGGCCTCCTAAACTCTACCGGCGAGCCCGTCTGGTCTTATTGTTCGGCCAGGCTGGACCGCCATGAGTTAGGAGGCTTTTGGAAACCCTTCAAGAAGGGTCCACGGCTCTTTGTTGTTCGGGAGGGCTACCGGCGTAGGAAACCGGTAACCCGCCAAGAAGTCCGTGAAGGGAAACGGGCGAAGCGCCATGTCGCCGACCTTGTAAAGGTCTGCGACGGTGCCCGCCTGGTTCCCTGCATCCCTTTAAAGGGCTTCATGAAGCCTCGTC